GGGAATCTAACCACTCGCACTGACGGTAACGCCATAACGGTCACTGGAGTAGGCTTCGCACCTAAAGCGATTTTGTTCTTTAGTGCAGGGCGTGCGGAAGACGCGGCTAGTACAATTAGTGCTAACTTTCAGGCATGTATTGGCGGCGTTGACCAACATCTAAATCAACGCGCCATCGCCGGGTGGGTGCAAGATAACACAGCCAATACAGAATCCGCGTTGGCAATGGAGCATGACGCTGTTTACGTCAATTTACAAGGCGCGGATACAGTTGACGGTATCATGCGAGTAACAGCACTAGGCAGCGACGGGTTCTCGGCAGTTATGGATGACGCTGACCCGGTGGCTAAGTTCGTGTTTTATCTTGCGATTGGCTAGCTCTCAATGATTGGCGGTAAGGGTATAGGTCAACCGATTGGAACCCCGATCTTCATTGATGAGGGGGCGCAATCTTTTGACAAGACCGTATCCGCTACTCTCGCGTCGTCTATCGCTATGCGGCGGGTTGCTGGTGTACTCCACGCTGTAGTGTTAGGTGAGGTAGTTTTGGTGCGTCGGGCGATGGGTAAGTTGCGGGCTGTATTAACGGGCGAGACTGTCTTAGTGCGCCGGGCGATGGGTAAGGCTATCGCCGCGGCGGCTGTACCAGTTGTTGCTACATTACGACGCGGCCCAATAAAGCTCGCCGTTGTAACGCAAGGCCAAGCGGTTGCGCTGCTGCGCGCACCACTCAAACGCGTAACAGTCACTCAAGCTCAAACGGTTACGCTCCCCCGCGGGTTGGAGAAGCTTATTGCGATATTGACAGCGCAAACCGTAGCGGTGATACGGGCGTATCCTCGGCTCCACGCCGTCACGGTAGGGCAAGCAGTCGCCGTAACGCGCGGTACAGCGAAGCTGATTGTTGCCGCACTAGGCGAAAGCGTGGCGATGGATACGCAACTAGCCAGTAATAGGATAGTGCAAGTGGTGACGGGCAGCGCGGTAGCGGTCGCGCGCTCGCTGGAGGTTCTCCGGGCTGTAACAACAGGTCAAGTCATCAGCATGCTGCGCGCTACGGGGCGCGCTATCGCTGTGGCGGCGCTAGGGCAAACCGTTGTGACGCGCCTCGCGGCGGTTAAGCCTATCGCGACAACGTTGGGGAGCACGGTTACGTTGGCTTGGCAGTTTGCAGCCAACCGGCTCATTCAAGTCACAATGCCTAATACGGCAGCGATATTGCGCGGCGTGGTAAAGCTGGTTGCAACAACATTGGGACAAACGATTAGGGAGCTACATACACTAAGCGGATTCTTGGTTTCGGTGATCACTGGTCAAACCGTGGCAATCTCGGTCGGCATCAGCAAGTTGGTTGCTGTTACATGGGCTAACACCGCGGCGGTTTTAAGACAGTTGGCAATACGGCGGTTGATCCAGTCTATCACTACGAACGTAGTCACTGTAGCGTTCACGCTTACAGCGCAAACCGTCACCGTTGTCACCACGCTTGGGCAGCAAGTCGGCAGCACCTTTGTACGCTCACTAGTGTTGAAAGCTATCACCGGTACCCTCGCTCAGCTAGTCAACCTCGTCGCCCCACGCAAGCTATCGGCGTGGCCTGCTGGGCTCCCGTCACTCGCGTTTGTGGATAATTACGAGGAAATGACGGAGGACAACTTACGTGAGTTCACCCCGGAAGTGGGTCCACCGAAGCGTATGCGCTTCGCGTCTAGCTCGACAGAGTTGTTGTCGTTTGCGATGCCGATGACCGCGGCGGAAACGGCGACGTTCCTTGACTTCTGGCGTAACACGTTGAAGGACGGCACCCAAAGCTTCGTGGCGCCGCACCCGCGCACTGACACCTTAACCGAGTTCAAGTTCACCGAAGCGCCGCAAGTGGCCGACTTCGGGGTTGACCAGTTCCGTGTTGGCATGACGTGGCGTAAGGTACCGTGATATGCGCGTAGTGACCAGCAAGTTCCGGCGCGCCGTTGAGATGGTCCACGCTGACGATCTTGTGGTAGTGTTCGGCACGATCACGCACCCGGATTGGGCGTCGGCGATCCTAGTCAATAACGACATTCACGATTACTATTTCAACGGCGTGTTGTATTACGGTACGGCGTTCGAGCTATCGCTGGTTTCCGACACCGAAGAGCCGCCGCAAGCGCAAGTCAGCATTCCCAACGTGGACCAGCAAATCGGCGAAGCCATTCTCGGGCTAGAAACCTCACCGAAGATCAAACTTGAGATATGCTTGCGGTCGGATTGGGACAACAGCTCACCTAGATTGCCGATAGCAACACCGGTTGTGGAATACACCGCACCGGAGTTGTTGTTGCGTGATATCACTTGCACTGCTGTCGCTGTATCCGCAACGCTGCACAGTTTTGACTTGAGCACTGAACCTTGGCCGCGTATCCGTACTACTCCAGAGTTGACGCCGGGGCTGTACCGATGATCGTACCACGGTGGGTAGAGAACTACGTGGGCATACCGTTCGCTGACGCAGATCGCGGGCGGGCGGGGTGTCATTGTTGGGGGCTAGTGCGGCTCGTGCTCGCTGAGCAACGCCGCATTACCGTACCGGACTACGCCGAGATTGACGCGAAAGACTTGCTGCGTGTAGCGCGCACGATGGGGCAGGACGCGAGCGCGGATGTGTGGCGGCGGGTTGATAAGCCCACGGCCTTTGATGTGGTGTTGATGACGGCTATGACGGAAGAGCAACGTCCGCGTCGCATCGTAGGTCACGCCGGGATCATGGTGACGGAGAAGTTACTGCTCCACGTGTGGGAAGCGACAGCGTCAGTGATTATGCCGGTAGACCACCCGCGCGTGCGGGCACGCGTGCTCGGTTTCTATCGGCACGAGGCGCTAGCATGAAACCGCTCGCCGTAGTGCGTCAGCGACCTTTTGACGGTGACGTGCGCGTGCTACCGATAGACGCTACGCGCCCGCTCTCCATACAGGAAGTGTTGGCGACATTCCCTGACCTAGACCCGCTGTTCGTTCAGTGCTGCGATGCGCGTATCAACGGTGAGATCGTGCCGCGTGAGATGTGGGGCTACGTAAGACCGAAACCCGTACCGCGACGCGAAGTCGTTGTGACGTTCACAATGCCGTTGCGCGGTGGCGGCGGCAAAGGTGGCGGTAAAAACCCATTCGTGGCAATCGCGTCCGTAGCGGTGATGCTTGTAGCGTCGGCGGTCACAGCTGGTGCAGCAGGTTTATTATTCGGCTCCGCAGCGTTTGGCGCGGGAACGTTCGGCGCGTATGCGCTCGGCGCAGCTATTGGCATCGGCGGTGCACTACTCATCGGCGCGCTATCCCCGCCGCCGTCGCTGTCCGCCGGACGCGAGAGTGCGGGCGAAGGTGCGGTGCGGGCTAAGACCGCCTCGTTGCGTGGCAACGTGCTCCAGCCCGGCGCGCCGTTACCGCGCGTGGTGGGCACGCACAAAGTGTTTCCGCCGCTGTTGTGTCAACCCCTTATTGAGATCGTAGGCGACGCGCAAATTGTTGAGGCAGTCTACGGGCTAGGAGGTCCGCACCGGCTCGAAGACGTGCGCGTAGGTAGCACGGTCGCTACGGACTTGCCGGGTGTTCAGCTGGAGTTGCAGGAAGGTTTGGCGAACTCCGTGCTGTTAGGGCTAGTCACGCGGCAAAGCTACACCGACGACGGTCCGGTCAACCAGCTTCCCCGCCACAACATAGACGAGAACAACCAACGCGATCTGGAAGATCAGAACTCGCCGGGCAACTCACTGCCTACATGGGTGCGGGTTGAGAGCCGGGTCGCGCCGGACGAGATTTGGATGACACTGTCGTTCAGTTCTGGCTTTATCCATACCGCCGACGCGCAAGTGCAAATGCCGTTACGCTTCCGTATGCGGCAGCAAGGCGGCGACGAGAACGACTGGATCAACTTGCCGGAGATATTTGTCGTCCACCGCTCCACGCGGCCTTTCCACTTTATGGTCAAGTTCATGTGGGAGGAAACGCCGTCCTCAGCATTGAGTGGGCTCAAATCGACCGGCGGCCCGGCGCGGGCGTTCTACACCGTGCCGACGCAGAATGTCACTCCTACAACTATCGGTGGGTGGCAAGCGCATAGCTACTTCTACTCCGGTTCGGGAGACACCTACGTTGAAACGGCAAACATCGCCACTACTGGCTTGCAAAATATCAACCTAGCTCGCGACCGTGTAGAGTTCTT